CCGCTTGTGTGCGGTGCTGCTACGCAGGTGCTGAAGAGCCATCCTTAACGCCTATGAAAGGCCGGTGATTACTCTCCTATCTTAGTGATTAAAAAGTGCCGTCATCAAGCTGGCTCGTTAAAGCCACCGTGCCGGTGTTATCAGGCAATGTGATCACTCGGTCAGCGGTGGGATCGGCCAAAGCTAAAGTCGTTTCAAACGCATCATCGGTTGCACCTTCAAATACAAGGCTGCCGGTATTACCAATCAACACCTGACCAGTAAACGTACCACCGGCTTTTGGCATTGCCAGCGCTGCCAAGTCATAAGCCGTTTTCACACCATTCGGTGTTGCAGCAGTTGTAGTGCTTGATGATGCGACACCATCAGTAAGTTGCAGTACACCGACGGCGCTAGTCGTTCCAGTGCTAATGGTTAGTGCAGGCGTTGTCGTGCCGTTTGTTACACCAAGTGGTGCAGATACCGTGACTTCAGTGACCGTGCCAACTTGGTTGGCGATCCACTCAAGGCCAGTTGTTGTGCTGCTGTTAGCGCTCAGGATGTAACCGTTTGCGCCGACCGTAAGCTTGTCAAGCGTTGAACTTGCACTTGCAGCGATCAGATCGCCCTTCGCATAAGATGCGATGTTTGTGCCACCGCGAGCGACATCCAGCACACCGCCGGTCATGTTGTCTACATCACGGCATTCGTTGCTGACTTCCTCCAGTGCAGCCTGCACATTGGTTGAACCAAGGCTTGCAGCAGGAACAAACGCAACGTTTGATGCAGTCTGTGCCGTATAAGTGCTGCTGACATCAATCTCAAGCCACGCGCTGCCTGTCGAAAGCAGCAAGTCAGGTGGTGCGAGTGCAACTGTCGGTGCAGGTGCCGTGCCAGTGCCGCTTTCGGACACAACCAGGTAGTAGTTTGAGTTGGTTGTACTTGCACTTGGCAGCCCAGTTCCGACACTCAAGCCGATTGCTGTACCGTCAGTTGTGACAGAAGCGACTTGGTTCGTTGAAGCGTCATAAGTACCAGCCAAGATAATTGCACCGGCTGAAATACCAATCGACTGCCAGACGTTGCCGTCCCACATGAAAAAGTTCTTATCCAGTGGGTTGTAATGCAACTGCCCGATGAAAGCCGCGACTGGCAGTGTTTCACCAATCGATGCTGTTGATTTATTGGCGAGTTTTGTTGCAGTAATTGCGCCAGAACCAATGCGGTCTGAAGTGAACGCACCAGTCGTGATCTTCGATGCGTCAAGACCCGGAATGTCGTTAGCGACAAGATCAACAGCAGCAGTGATGTGACCCTGCGCGTCAAACGTGATTCCACTCTTTGTTGCGCCAGTGACGCTATTGCTGTGATTCAGCGTGCCACTCGTAACGCTCAGACCCGTACCAGGCTGAATGATGCCTTTTGCTGAAGCTGTTGCGTCAGGCAGATCAGCAGGAACCAGAGCGCGGAATGTTGGTGCAGCATCTGAGCCTGAAGCAGGCCCAACAAAAACACTGTTTGCTGCTTGCGTGTCAAGCGTCAGCGTCAAATTTGCAGTAAACGCATCAGGATTGTTGACGACAACTGAAAGCGGCGTTGATTCTGTAATTGTGATGGACTGAATGCCTGCTTCCTGAATCCATGCAGTACCGTTCCAGCGGTAGGCAATACTTGTACCTGTGTTAAACCATGCTTGGCCGACAAACGCACCAGTGCCTGATGGCGTTGTAGCACTGACGATGCAAGTTGCCTGATCGCCAAGCTTGTCTTCATTGATTGCTGAGTCGTTAATCTTTGATGTTGTAACTGAGCTTGCCTGCAGATTTCCTGCAGCGACAATGTCAGACGCCAAGGTCGTTGCAAACGATCCAGTGCCGCTACCAGTGACTGCACCAGTGAGTGTGATCGTCTGGTCGCCAGTGTTTGTGCCGGAGCTTGTGCCGCTGAAGCTTGAACCGTCTGTCCAGGTGCCATTTGCAACCGCAAGATCACCAAGGCCAAGCGTGATGCGTTGTGCTGCTGCGTCAGCATCATCTAAAAGCGCACGGCCTGCGCTGGTGCAGCTAATCTCCTGAACCGTTCCGCCACCTGCCGTGCTGCGACCAAGAATGACGTCACTTGAACTGGTGTCTTGAATTTTGCTGTATGTGACTGCACCGCCTGCGATGTTGGTGGTTCCAACAATTCCGGTGGATAATGTCGTAACGAAACTGCCGGTGCCCGTTCCAGTGACCGCACCAGACAAAACGATGGTTTGGTCGCCTGTGTTGGTGCCGGATGATGTACCGGAATGTGTACCGCTGAACGTACCGTTTTGAGTCGCAAGAGTCCCAAGGCCGAGGGTTGTGCGCTGGGCGGTGGCGGTTGGGTCGTCGAGTAAGGCTCTGCCTGCTGCAGTCAGTGTGTAAACCGCGTAAGTATCTGGGCCGGTTAGGTAAATACTTTGGTCTGCAAGCGTTACAAGATCTGAAATGCTTTCTAAACCTGCGTCGTAAGCTTGGACTGTGCTGCCGATTTCCAGGCCGAGGTTGGCGCGTGCTTCGAGCGCAGTTGATGCGCCGGTTCCGCCATCAGCAATCGCAAGATCTGTGATTCCGGTGATCGTTCCACCGGTGATCGTGGCGTTTGTTGAGTTGAGATCTGCAGTTACTGTTCCGAACGTTACAGAGTCGTCTGTGTCAATACCGAGAGTTGTGCGCTGGGCTGCGGCGTCGGCATCGTCTAGTAATGCTCGACCTGCGGCAGTGCAAGTAATCTCCTCAATAACACCGGCGCCAGCAGTTGATCTGCCAAGTAGAAGATCGGTTGCTGTTACGTCTTGGATCTTTGCGTAAGTGACCGCATCGTCAACAATTTTTGCGGTTTCAACTGCATCAGTAGCAAGTTGAGTTGCAGTAATTCCGCCGTCAGCAATCAATGAGCCTGCTAAATCTTGAGCGACCAGGCTTAACTTGCCGATCGTTACAGACGAATTAGCTAGCTCGGCTGTGCCGACGCTGCCGTCTGTTATTGTTGCTGCGTCTACAGTGCTGAGAACCGCAAGCCCGCCGAGACCCAGCGTGGTGCGTTGAGCGGTGGCATCGGCGTCGTCAAGTAGTGCTCGGCCCGCTGCTGTGCAAGTAATTTCCTCAATAACGCCTGCGCCAGCAGTGCTACGTCCCAGCAAACGATCTGTTGCTGTTACGTTTTGAATCTTGGCGTAGGTGATTGCGTCGTCGGCAATCGCAACGGTGCCGATTTTGGTTGTGCTGTTTTGGTCGAGCTTGTCTAGGTCAACTGTGCTGACATCAATCAGGTCGAGGCCAGCGTCAACAAGGTTTTTAGCTGTGACCTTTTTGGTTTCGGAACCGCTGATGTCCGCGATCGCCAGGACATCATTGGCTGCAACACCAGCCTTACTCAGCTCGTTAAGCTGCGTTATGCGTTGGTCAGCCAATGCTCTACTCCCTAGGCAAGGACATATACTCGTAGTTTAGTCCGTTACTTCTTGTAGCAGGTAATCCAGACCTTGCTCAACCCTTATTCGGTCGTCGTCTTCCTTGAGGATGTACTCTGATGGCTTGCCGATTACAAGCTTGATTTCGCCAGTCGTCACAAAATCTACAGTGCAAGAAATGTAGTTCTGTGCTTCAATAGAAATGCCGGTGTTGGTGACGACGGCGGTGGTTTGGTAAAAAATGTTTTCTACATCTGGATCGACTTCTTTGTCGGTTAAATACAGCGCAATGTCGAAAGCCGAACCAAGGTCAAGACGTTGAATGATTTGCAGCATCAAGAGCGGTGTTTCTTTGATGCCTGCGGTCTGGTAATCAAAGCCGCACTCAATGCGTCCGCTGCCGCTTAGTAAGCCTGCGTTGTATTGCCGCTTAAACTTGTCCTGTAAGGCGGTCACATCGATAGAATCACGCGATGTGTTAAATTCATAACTTGTTACATTGCCGAGGATGTTGTAGCTTACGTCTCGGACTGCCACAGTGACGGGTATAGGGTCGCCTGCAAATGCCTGCAGGGCAACTTCGTTGGAACGTTCGTTATTGACCGCTGCTGCAAAGGTTTCAAATAAACGCAAACCACCTGCAGCGTTTACGTGAACAAAAGCACTGAACGTATCTTCGACATTGCCGCTAGACCAGTTCGTACCAGGAATAAACGCTAAGCCGCGTGCGTCGGTTGTTTCGATGTCGACACGATCTCCGGTAAATAAATTTTCAACAGCTGCGTCTACACCGAATCTGTTAAGAATTGTATTGACGTCGTCGGGTACAACATTCGAAGAAATTACGCCGAGCTGGTCGTCCGTACCACGGCGCAGGCGGACATTACCGTAGTTGCCGAGAAAAAAGGTCATTAAGCACGGACATAGTCAGTAAAGTCGCCGTCAACAGTGAAGTTGATTGGAACGACTGCTAGTTCGCCGGTAGATGTTGAGACAGTGGCAGAGGTGATATACGCGTAAAATTCAATATCATCTTTAGAGTCAGTACCAACATTGAGTTCGATTTTAACACGATCGCTTGTTTGGATAGCGCCGGTTTTTTGGATTTTGTTCAGAAGAGTTGTGAATTGTGTTTTGCCTGCATCAGAGGCTTCAGTACGGTAATACATTAAAGTGGCGCTGCCGGTTGCGCCTTTTACACCTGGAACGAATGTATTGCTGGTACTTTCGATGGTGTTTGTGCTGAGTAGCTCAACAGTGGTCTCGATAGACCAATCGCGGATTTTGGCGACTTGGGTGCCGTTTACGGCCAACGACCCAGTGCGCCCGGTGTAGAAGGCCATAAATACGCCAAGGACAGTAGCTTTATCCTAGCTTACATCGAAATTGCTCTTTCGGAAGTCTGCAATACGCGCACGAAGCTGGCCGCCACTTTCAAAACATGGATACTCAAGCGCCTTGACCGAAACTTCGCCTTCCTCTTCGATTGATAGCTCCGTGACACGATACACACGCTTTTGTGGTTTCTGTGTGCCCATCACAAACATCCAGCCCTTGTAATCAGACAGCCCAGACGCAACGCCATTGCTGACGCTTACTGAGCTAAATGATTTCGTTTCGCCTGTTTGCCCTTTGTAAACCAAGAATTGATATGTGCCGTTAGGCCGCGCATCCAGCAACGGTGAGTTCAACGAGCCACCGTCCATAATCACGCCTGCAGAGTAGCTGTCCCAATATTCCATGCCGACATCGACGTAAATAAAATCACCAGGCGCAATGACTGCTTCTGATGGGAACGTCTGGAATTCGATGCCTTTGCGGATGTAGCGTCGCTGGTTGCAAAGCAGTTTGCCGAACATGATCGCCTGCTCGCGTTGCGTCACAAATTGACTTAGATCAAATGTTTCGCGTATTGCCGTGCCGGAAGGATTTTTAAGGCTAACATCAACGCTTCTTTTTCCGCTAAATACTTCATTCGCGTTGTATTCCCTATAGATCACAGACGCGATAATGTCTTCTGTAGCAGTGCCGTAATTCAAATGCTCTTCTTTGTATGAGCCTTCCAGGATGTTGCCCGCAGTGAACAGTGCGGAAACATTAAATGCAATTGGCAAACCGTTGTTATCTGCCGCACGCCCAGAGGAATTAGTTGGCAATGCTGGCACCAACGTATCCTTGCCATTTTTTCTTGCCAGTTCTAGCAGGCTAAATGGTGCAACGTTAATCCAGAATTCACGCCATGATCCAACGTCAGCAATCATGCCATCCATAAACAAATTGATCGCACGGCCATCTCCTTGTCGTGGCAGGTTATTGTTCTTGCAGAAATTTTTCGCTTGCTGCAAGCTTTCTGTATCAACACTAATAACATCAACATATTTACCAATTCCGTTTGCGTTATCCAAAACGGTATCAACAAAAATATCTGGAGCGTAACTGCTAGATGCGGTTGCAGCGTTTGGATTTTCGACAGTGCGGCAAAGCTTGCCCTTCGTGACCAATGTGCTGATGCTTCGCAAATCCTGAATGCCACGACCGGCAAAAAC